AACGGGTTTTCGCATTAGAAGAACAGAAATATTTAATTAAGCAGATTCACGAGCAACATTTTTATAATGTCACTGGACCTAATAAAGTTAATGTCGATTCATTAGGAATGGTTATCGATTGGATGTTTTATTTTCAGCGCAGTGATGTTAATCTACGCAACGAGTGGTCTAATTATACTAATTGGCCATATAATTATATGCCACAAGATGTTATTCCCGCGCCTTCTTCGGGAGCATATACTATTTACAGAACAGATGCTAATGGACAATTAATTCCTATAGATATTGGTCCCGGTGTTAATCCTAATGGTAATTTAACTGGTCTTTTAATCACACCCACTTATACGCCAGAAAATGACAAATATATTTTAACTGTTATGGGTATTTTGTTAGATGGCTCTTACCGAGAAAACATTCAACCCGCCGGTATATTTAATTACATTGAGAAATATACTAGAACTAGTGGCAACGCTCCACCCGGTCTATATTGTTACAATTTTTGTTTGAACTCTAATAATGCCGATTTACAACCATCTGGTGCCATCAATATGAGCCGGTTTAATCAAATTGAAATTGAATTTACAACCATTATTCCCCCCGTAGATCCATTAGCTCAAAGTTTAGTTATTTGTGATCCAGCGACAGGCAATATTATTGGTATTAATAAACCCACTTGGCGCATTTATGATTACAATTTTAATATGACCTTGTTTGAAGAGCGAATTAACCAAGTAGTCTTCATTGGCGGCAACTGTGGGTTAGCTTACGCTACTTAAATAACCAATAAAAACAATAAATAAAAAATTGAATATAATATTACCATTATTTGTAATATTATAACTAACAAATCAAAGACACTATGTTTTCTTTAAAAATCTTCTTATTTATTTTAAGCATTTCCTTTGTATCCAGTAATGAAATATATACACGAACCCAATTAAGGGGGTTGTATCATCACAATATGAATAAACTGCTTAATGAAGAAATCCAGCGTATTGTGGAAAGAGTTGTAGCATCAGCTAAATATAATGGAACAAGTTACTCTGAAAGGTATTTTATACCTAATGAAAATAATGAGAATAATAGATATAGTTTAAATACCATCATTCTTTCCAAATTCAGCGATAAAATAATCATAAATCGTTTTAAAAATATATTAATTGATAGCAATATTACCATCTCTGAGCCTACATGCTGCGTTAATTATGACGGATACATATGTAAGATAAAATTTGGGGTTGAAATATGTAAGTTTATTTATATTAATTGGTAAATATTTGTCAGCATAAATCGTCACAAAATAAATGGCAAATAATGTTAATTATGAGAGCATATATGGAGCCTGAGTTATGCTCTAGGCTAACACCAAGATGGTCTAAACTGTTATTGAAAATGATTTAAATATTATAATTTGGAACCTTTTTGATGTAAAGTCAGTCACGATGAAACACTCAAACAAAAATGTCCATTTTCTGTTTTTCTCACTTTTTTTACCCAAATCTGAAAAAGGTTTTTGAATTTTGGACATTTTTAAAAATGTCCATTTTTGAAAACCTAAAGTCCCTTTTGAAAAAAGAGGTATAAAAATATGATATGTTATCATAATGGTGTAAAATTATATTTTTTCTTGAAAAATGTGTTACGAGTAAAAACCAATAATCTTAAAATGGCCTACCAATGACCATTGCTTAAAATCTTATGAATGACAATGCTTTAGCAACATTTAAAGATTTTTATAAGATTTTTATAAGATTTTTATAAGATTTTAATTTAAAAATACTATATATAAATAAGCATGCCAAAGGTTGAAATTGATTATTCCAATACTATTATTTATAAAATTTATTGTAAAGATCCTTCAATAAAAGACATTTATGTAGGTCATACAACTAATTTTGTTCAAAGAAAACATTCTCATAAACAAACGTGCAACAATATAAAATCGCGGGGTTATAATTTGAAATTATATAAAACAATACGAGAACATGGCAATTGGTCTAATTGGGATATGGTCATAATTCAATTTTATAATTGTAAAGATCTTTTAGAAGCAAAGCAGAAAGAACAAGAACATTTTGTAGAATTAAATGCGACTCTTAATAGCATTGAACCATTTTTATTAAAAGTTAATCCAGCAACTCATTCAGAACCAAAAAATATAAATTCTACTATTATTTGTCAAAATATAGAATTAGACTTAAATAATAATAATTTTTTCAAATGTGTTATTTGTAACTATAATACGTGTAGAAAAAAGGATTTTAATAAACATTTGCTTACATCAAAACACATCAGCAATGTCAAGCAATCCAGCCAAGCTGTAAAAATAATAAAGTCCAAGCAAAATACCCAAATCATATTTCAAGGCAAAAAATATGAATGTTTATGTGGTAAAACTTATGTAGATAACTCAGGATTATGGCGACATAAAAAGAAATGTACACCCAATAACAAAGAAGATAAAAAACTTAATATTCCGGAAATAGTAGAACCTAAAATAGAACTTAAAATAGAAGACAAAATGCCAGAAACTTTTGATAAGGAAATGCTAATAATACAATTACTTAAACAAAATCAAGAACTTCAACAATCTTTAATTGAATTATCGAAAAAATCTATAAACATTACAAATAATAATAACACGAACAATTCACATAACAAAACATTCAACTTACAGTTCTTTTTAAACGAAGAATGTAAGGATGCATTAAATATTAGTGAATTTGTTAGTTCAATCAAAGTAGAACTGGAAGATTTGGAAGCAACAGGGAGATTAGGTTATGTAGAGGGTGTTTCAAGAATAATGAATAAGAACTTGAAGGATCTAGATATTAATAAACGACCGATACACTGTTCTGATTTAAAAAGAGAAATTTTATACATTAAAAATGATGATCAATGGATTAAAGAAGAAGAAACAAAACCTATTTTGAAAAAGGCTATAAAACAGGTTGCAAATGAAAATATTAAACAAATTAATGAATGGAAGAAAAAATATCCTGATTGTACTGACTCTGATTCAAGAAAAAATGATGCTTATTTAAAAATTGTTAGTAATTCAATGTCTGGACTAACAACCGAAGAACAGTTAAAAAATTACGAAAAAATAATTAGCAGAGTTGCCAAGGAAGCTGTAATTGATAAATAAATTTATATTTAGTTTCTTTAAGTTAAACATAATATATATTATTTCAGACCGCATGTTTTCTCACTTTTTTTACATAAATTTGGAAAAAGATTTTTCGATTTTGGACATTTTTAAAAATGTCTATTTTTGAAAACCTAAAAATCGCCTTGAAAAAGAGGGTATGAAAATAGTGATTGTGATCATAATGCTCTAAAATGTTTTTTTTAAAATGAAAAAATGTTACGATAAAAATAAATTATTTCAAAAAAAAAGGGTTTAGAAATTTTTTTATGTGTTGCTATATAAAATGGATTTGGAAACAACCTCGCAACAAAAAATCTCTCCAAAATTTTATTGTTCTTTATGTAACTATAAATGCAACAAAAATAGTGAATGGCAAAAACATATTTTAACAGCAAAACATACTAAAAGGGATGCCGAGCACACTTTATTAACCAAAAAGCTACAAAAAAAAATATATTGTGAAATATGTAAAAAAGAATATCAAAATAGGTCAGGCTTATGGAGACACAAAAAAACGTGTGTAATAATTCCACCGCACGATAAAAAAATCTCCGAAAAATCTCCAGAAAAATCTCTTGAACAATCTCCAGCAAATTTACTTGCTGAAAAAAATTCAGAAAACGAATTAATTAAAATGCTTATTCAAGAAAATATAGAAATCAAAAAATTAATTTTAGAGTTAATTAAGAAAGATAATTTAACCATTACAAATAATAACACTAACAATTCGCATAATAAAACATTCAACTTACAGTTCTTTTTAAATGAAGAATGTAAAGATGCTTTAAATATCAGTGAATTTGTTAGTTCAATCAAAGTAGAACTAGAAGATTTAGAAGCAACTGGGAGATTAGGTTATGTTGAGGGTGTTTCGAGAATAATGAATAAAAACCTAAAAGAGCTTGATGTAAATAAAAGACCAATACATTGTTCAGATTTAAAGAGAGAGATTTTATACATTAAAAACGATGATCAATGGATAAAAGAAGAAGAAACAAAGCCGATTTTAAAAAAGGCAATAAAACAAGTTGCTTACGAAAATATAAAACAAATCAATGAATGGAAGAAAAAATATCCAGACTGTACTGACTCAGAATCAAGAAAAAATGATTTATATTTAAAAATTGTTAGTAATTCCATGTCTGGACTAACAACAGAAGAACAGCTAAAAAATTATGAAAAAATAATAAGTAGAGTCACCAAGGAAGCAATTATTGATAAATAATCTTTTTAGGTTCCTTTAAATTAAAAAGATTATATATTATTTTGAATTATGTAATAGTAGATACATAGTCATCACTAATATGTGGTGTAATTATAAATGGAATAATACACACATAAGCTTGAATATCTTTATAAATACTATTCATCATACAATCAATTGTAAAACATTTTATATTATTTAAAAATGGCAGATTTATAACTCTATTATCTAATGGAAAACATTTGTCCTTTAGTTTTTTTGCCCCGATTGGATTTATTATATATGCTGACATTCCAAAACAAAAATTTAATTTTGCTATTGTTGTAATTATCTTTGTATTAACAAAATTAGAAATATCTGTTTTTGTTATTTTATGTTTATTAAAAACACAATTACAAGTTTCATAATTTGTATTATTATAACTTAAAACTGAGTCAAAATTGTAATTTAATTGTACTATATCCCACGTTTTAGGAAGTAAATTATTCATTATATTATTTATATGTTTATTATAATCACGTGAAACAATAGCATCATCTTCCATTATTACAATTGGTTTGTTTAATTCAATACATTTATCCCATAATTGTAAATGAGATAAAGCACATCCTATTGCTCCGTTTGAATAATTTTGTGAACCCTTTTTAAAAAGACTAGGATCTAAATTATTAATATTAATTTTTTTCCCATCAACAGCATTATGATATGTATACTTTATATAATTTGAATTATAATTGTCAAATGTTATTTTACGTTCAGTTGAACTTTCCAGACTTATAACAAAAATATCCATAAATTATATTAATAATTAGGGTTTAAATCGTATTATATTAAATATTATTAAATATTATTAAATATTGTAAAAAATATGTTTGTTTCATTTACATCGTCGCATTTGCCGCAGTCGGTCCCATATCATAGAATAGTCCAGTTACTGATCTTGTTACAGGATATATAGGCATAGAGCGATATTCCTCAGGCTCTGGAGAATATTGATATATTAATTTTTTATCAGCTAAATCCAAACCATAATTGAATGACTTAGTCCATTTATCATAACCTTCATATGGTCGAATAATTTCTTCATTTAGGGAACCGGGTTTCACAGAACTAGCTGATCTTGTTCCAATATCAGATGTAAGCGCAGAATATTGAGGTGTTTGGCCCCAAGTTAGTTTACCAGCGTCGTCTAATGGGCTAACTTCTGTAGTTGTTAAATATTTTGGTGGTTCAGGAATTGGTGGCTGACATCCATAACAATCTATATCTGAAGTACATTGCTCTCCAGTTTTAAAGCAAGTTGCTTTTGGACCGCAAAAGTTGGAACAACTATAA